ATCTTACACAGACTCTTCTTGTGGTTCAGATAACTTATTGATGTTTAAAAAGTCTGGTCGTGGTATGCGTCTATGGCAACAGTCATGGAACTCAGGTACAGCCTATTCTTCTTATTCTGATATTGCTATCTATAACGCTAACCCAGGTGGTGGTACAAGTTCATACTTCTATGCAAGTAGATTAGTTGACTCAGATAATACGTCTTTCTATATGGATCCATCAAATACATCAAAAGTTGATGTTATTCAGTTTGCTGATGGTGGTGAAGCTCAATTTATTACGGGTGCTGGTAATGTTCGTGGTTATATCCAAGCTACTGATACAAACGATAATCATTTAATTATTGCTACATCGGGTGGTGAAGACATCGCATTTAAAGATGGCGGATTATCCGGAACAACAAATCTTCTCGTTCGTGGTGACGGTAATGTATTCGTAACAGGCGGAGCTTACGCTGGCAGATATTACGATAGAGATAGCACAGGTTATTATGGTGACTTTGCTAGTACATCGGTAATGCACACACTTGATATTCGTTCTGAAGTATATAACGATGGTTGGTTCCGTAACGATACAAATGGTAGAGGTTTATATAACACTGCAACAGGTCAGCATTTCTATTCAGATAATGATGACTATTGGAACATTGCTGGTGGTTCATCTGCTAATGGTATACGATTTAGAGATGAAAACGCCGGTACTATTCGAGGTTATGTATATGCAAATAACTCGAATGATATTGGTTTCCTTAATAATAGTGCAGGATGGGCATTAAGAACTCGCGGTGGTACAACTGAAGTATATGGTAATATGTATGCCGATGTTTATTACGATCGTAACAACTCTTCATACTTCTTAAATCCAGCCGGTGACAACAGTTTTGCTGGCGATGTTCGAGCAAATAGGTTTATACATAAAGATGATGTATCACAAGACGATACGTTTGGTTTATACTTTTCATCTAATGAATCAGCTGCTTATGCTATTTACCGTGAAGGCGGTGGTTGGTCATATCGTTACCCTGATTTAAGAATTGCTTTCCATACAGGTATTAAGTTTGGTGCTAATGCAAACTATAATGGTATGCGTTTCTATGATGACTACAACATGAATAATCAGGTTATGTCAATCAACAATGCGACTGATCCATTAGGTGCTAATGATGTTTATGTAAATAACTCATTACAAGCACGTAGTTCATTAAGAGCTCAAATATTCTATGACAATAATAACACGGGTCGTTATACAGACCCTGCATCTACATCTCAAATGAATGTTGTACGAGCTGACCAGTTTGATATGCGTGATCGTGGTGACTTTATTACCTTATACGGTGATAACAGCACAAACCACTCAATCTCTGCTAGAGATCTTAATGGTAACACTTCTGACGATATTCGTATCAACTCATATGGTTCTGTGTATATTAACTTAGACTCAAATAACAACAATACTTCTGGCGCAGACTTCTATATTGGCCGACACGGTCAGGCAACTGGTGGTATTGGTAACTCTGACTTGTTTAGAGTTTATGGTGATGCAAACTATGCTTACTCAGGATTTAGCTTCCGTGCGCCTATCTTCTATGACTCAAACAACACCGGTTATTATTGTGATCCAGCATCGTTTTCTAACTTTAATACAGGTATGAGAGGCAACGATATTTATGCTAGGAGTTGGCTCCGAAATGATTCAGCACGCAATGGATTATATAACCAAGGTACAGGTGGACACTTTTATTCTTATCAAGGTCAGTATTGGGCTGCTACTGGTAACAATAACTCTTCATCTATGTCTTTCCAACTTAGAGCGACATATAACGGTACAATGTGTCGTTGGATGTATGGTGACAGAACATGGTCCGGTGATTTAAATGCTGCAGGACAATGGCAGTTAAGAACTCGCCACCAAGATGGTTATTCACCATGTATTAGATTTGAAGAATCAGGTAACGAAAGCTGGACAGGTAACCCAGGAAACGACGTTGGTAAAATTGAATATCACTCAAACCGTTTCTATATCGTTGCAGGCGGAAACTCAAACAGAATTTGTCAGTTTAGACAAAATGGTTCTGATAGATCTTATATCGCAAACGATGGTGTGTTTGTTGGTACGGCTACGTCAGCAAGATGGGCTGACCTTGCAGAGAGATATGAAGCAGACGCGATTTATGGTCCTGGGTATATCCTAGGTATCGGCGGCGATAAAGAAGTAACATTGTATCAACCCGGAATGCCAGTTGCTGGTGCGGTTTCTACAAATCCTGCATACAGAATGAATGAGCATATTGAATATGACAACGATGACTCTATTGAGTCTAAGATGAACCCATTCGTTGCTCTTAAAGGACGTATTCCAGTTCTTATTAATGGCGATGCAACTAAAGGTCAATGGATTATTGCTGATCGTGATGGTAAAGGCCGTGCCGTAGACTATGGTACTGCTGGTATAAATAGCTTTGATATTATTGGTATTGCGATATCTGATAGTGAAAATGGTGAAGTAGAGGTTAAAGTATAGTATGCCAACGTATGCACAGTTAAATACAAATGTAAGAAACCAATGTGGTCGACAATTAAGAACATTTGATAGAACCGTAGGATTTTATATCAACGCTTATGTTAGAGGTTCTAACTGGGGAACAAGTTATACCAGAGGTCAATGGCATTATACGCGGTTTGAATACGTAAATGCAAACTACTATGTATATAACAATTATCTGGATAGCGGTATATACACTGGCGGAATTATTCGTTCTGGTGATGTTATTGATTCTATTCGTAGCGTTGTTCGTAGAACGGTTGATTTATGCGAAGGTAGAATATCTAACAGAACTATTAATGCATATTATTGCCACGCAAGTTGCCATTCTTCGTGTCATAGTTCGAGAGGGCGCCGCTAATGACTATGGATAGAAATGACGTTAGGTCGTGGGTAAGAACATATAGTGGTCAACAATTAAGAACGTTCGATAGAACGGTTGGAATTTATGTTAACGCATATGTAAGAGCTAGTAGTGCTGCTACCAGTTATACTAGAGGACAGTGGCATTACCATAGATTTGAATATGTTAATGCAAACTACTATGTATATGATAACTATGTAGATGGTGGTATCAATAGTGGTAATATTATTTACGGACAGGATATTGTTGATACATTGGAAGATATAACTAGAAGAACAGTTGATCTAATTGAAGGAAGAATGTCAAACAGAACTATTAACGCATACTATTGTCACGCAAGTTGTCATACTAGTTGCCACAGTTCGAGAGGAAGAAGATAAGATGTCAATGCAAAAATCATATTGTAAGCAAATGCGGTACTCTGGTCCAGAAAGCCTAACACCGTCAGATGCTACTAAGTTTGATGTTCTAATTCAAATGGAAGTTTTAGCAGGATGTAATCACGGCTGCTTAGGTTGTTTCGTTGATAAAAACATAGACCCTGCTATGAACCAACAAATTATTGATAGAGCAAAAGAATTAGCAGATGGTGTAAAAAGAACTGGACTTAACTTAAGAGAGTTCGTTATTGGACCAACAGACTTTTTCACTGCTAAAAATACAGAGTCAGTATTAAATAATTCAGTAGTCCAAGAAATTATGAGAGAACATACTGGCGCTCGTATCGCGGCACCTGCTAAATTTGATTTGGCTACTATGGATAAAGTAAAAGAAATCTTTGCCGTACTTGATGATGAGGATAAGTATCGTCGCGAAATGATTATCGAATTTATTATGCCAATCGGTAGAGTAGATCAGATGTTAAACGATGACGAATATTTTAATAACGTTATGGAAAAGGTAGAGTTCTTTAAAAATAATACACCAAAACAAATGGATTGGTCGTGGACATTACAGGCTTCTAACGTTGTTGGTAGAAAAATTGATAAAGAAACTTATAATAAAATTATTCAAAAATCTGTAAACGAATATGAAACAATTGTAGAAATGAACCCTGCTTTCTCTAGAGCCAATTCACAATTGATACAAAGAAAGAATTTATTTGGTTGGAACGATTTCCTTGGTAGAGTTATTGATAAAGATAATGCGCAAGAAACCGTTATGTCAATGGCTAATCTTTATTGTAACTCAATTAACTTTGTTGGACTTACTATTGTCCCAGGAGAAAATGGTCCAACTACACACCTAAATGTAATGCTGCATGAGCAAGCGTTTTTCTTAGGTAATAAAAATTTAGATGTTACTGGTTTAACATTCGAGCAAATATTAGATCGTAAAAATGAACTAGTGACAAAAGGTATAAATAGGTCTAGTAAAGTAAAAGATTGTGCTGACTGTAAATTTGCAGTTGCCTGTGCAAGCAGATTAATCTTTGAAGCCCAAGAATCATTAAACGTCAACGGTTGTGTATTGAACAAAGATGTCCTTGCAGAATATAACCCGTATGATTTTACTTGGAACGATGACGCAATAGAAAAATTAGGAGTAAGATCATGATTGGGCAGAGTTTATATTACTTAAATAATAAAAAGTATATTACGAATACACAAAACGTTGAAACAGTAATTGGTGAATTAAATTCTTTTTACCACACTGCTGAACCAAGACGAATTACTATTGTACAGCCTGACCTTGTAGACTCATTTCTTCAGCCTGCTGAGTATGAAGCGCTGGCAGAAGGTGCACGATCAGGCTCATCAGAACTATTAGATTTTGAAGAATGGGATACTATTGCCAATCCTACTTATATTCAAAATAGTGATAAGCGTATTCTTATGTTTACAGACGAAGAGGATATGATTAAAGTATTTGCAAAATATACTGCTGGTTTGTTAACATCATGTGGTTTTTATCCTGACGCAGATGCAACAACAATTAATGCGATGGTTGCTCATTATATGGAAGCAGTTATTAACCAAGATTTAGTATTATCTTTAATGAGCAACTCGACAGTTTATAACGATGTTAGAAACCATACAAATACTTTATTAAATGCTGAAGGCGAAACACCTTGGGTAATTACATATCAGAATGGTAAAAACTTTAGTTATGACTTGCTATTCTTCTTAAACGATTTCTATTCATGTGCAGGCGTTTCAGAATTGATTGTTGAAAAATTTACTATTCATTCACCAGTTATGGCAAAAGATGTTATGGAACACTTTACTTCACGTCGTCACTACTCGGCATATATTATGTCAGTTATTGATTATATGAATGCTAATGCAACTGAAGAAAATGGCTGGGCTACAGATAAACAACAATTCTTTAAAGACGTATATGTAAATGCTGCTAATAAATCTAACTATACATTAGCGTTTTATAAATTAGAAGAAATGTGGAATAAAGTTAAAGACGACGCTGCCTTTATAGCCGTTCATCAAAATAAAGCTGATACGACTGCTGACGGTTGGGAATACATGGATTTATATACTGAAATCAATAACGTGTTCCCTATTGTTAAAAAAGTTTTAGAAAGAAACTTTAACACAGATAATATTAGAGAAGACTTGGCATTAATTAACACAGATGTTCAGTTCTTTTCAAAACGTCAAAACAGAATTCCATATTTAATTCATAAATACCCATTGATATAAGAAAGTGATTTTATTATGAGTGAAGAGCAAACTTTATATACGCTGCCATTAGCACCGCAAAATTTAGTTGAAATATATAAATTAAAAGAAGACAACGAAAACTTTGTTTTATGGGTAGATTATTTAGCATCAAAAGAAAAGTTATCAGCCAAACATATTCTAATCTATTTGGCCAATACTAATTTTAAAACAACCTTTGCGCAGGTTGACGAAGAACTATTAATAGAATATATTAAATCAGACTTTATCGTAGAAGCACCACTGCTATCACGGTTTGTTGTAATGGCAATCAAAGTAAGATACATGTATGAGTTTAATGGCTTAGAAGAACAATTACTTGGCCTCTTTAGTAAAGAACAATTGCACGACTTCGTAGACAAAAACTATGAACTTATAGAAGATGTTTGTAATGCAATGGCTGAACTTATTCCATTCACACTCTGCAAATTTTACGAAAACTTATCAGATGAAAACAAAGCAATTGAAGTTGATGTAAAAGAAGCTGTTGAGCAAATTGAAGTAACTGACAAGCCAGCAAATTGTGGTCCAAACGTTGCACGCCTTCTTATAGATGGCTGGGATGGTTTCCTATTAGTTTGTTCTATGCTTGGATTTAAACAAGAATATAATAAACAGATGTATAATGATAAACCTGCATACTTTGGTAAAGATTTGTTTTTCTTATTGACACAAAGTAATATTACTAGTAACATTTTATCAATGATGCCTCCTGGGTTTATTAACAGCGTTGAAATTCCAAAACCAAAGTCTGATGAAGATTTACAAGCTGAAATCGAAGCAGAGGCTAAAGCCAATGCCGCTAGTGTAGCCGATGATAGTAAAACTGAATAAAACATATGCAGGTTATTATACGTATGATAAAGATAAGAGCCCTATTAATACAGACTTCTTACGTACTGAAATAAACCTAGACATATTACATGGCTGCGCTCAGTCGTGCCCAGGATGTTTTATTCCACGTAAAAACCTTACTAAACCTGAATACTTAGAAACATTATACAATTTATTAATGGACGGCGCATATTATCCTGACGAGATAACGATTGGACCTACTGACATTTTTGATGCAGAGAACTTCCATGAAATTATGAAACATCCATATATGAAAAAGCTTTACGAAATATCAGCAGTTGGATTTACATCAACATTACTTCAATCATATGCCGAGATAAGAACTAAACTTGATATGATATGGAGTTTATATGAAGGTGTTCATAGAGTACCTGATATTGATTTTAAAATCGTTTTAGATATAGACAAGTACCTTGATGGAGAACTAGACGATTGGAACCGTAAACTTAAAATGTTTGAGTTAGGTTCAGTTCAATTTAGAGTTAATTATCATAAAGATGTATTTAAGCGTATCACATATAACGACTTATGTCAACGGATATATGATGACTATAATGCACCAGTTATAATTACACCGTCGTTTTTAACAGATAGGAACGCGCGTGGTAAAGTAGAACAACACCTTGCAAACTTTAGACGTGAAATGATTGAGCAAGATATTGATAAGAAATGGCTTAACCTTTATACATTTTTTGATGCAAAGTTTAATGGATATGGCTGCCAAAATTATAGCTTCTATAATAATAAACTATATTTAAATCCATTCTTGTATGATGTTATTATTCAAAGAACTCCAAATTTTGAAACAACAATGGATGCGAATACTTTATATGAAAATATAGATTATGCTCAACAGGTTGATGATTGTAATGGCTGCGAGTATATGATGAGTTGTGCTGAACGTAATATACATTTATATATGGAGTCGCGAGGATTAGATAGCTGCGTCGCATTAAAGGAATATATGTATGCCTCTGATTAAAAATAATCTCTATTATGAGATGACGACAGAGACCCAAACTAAGCCCGTCAGCGCTGTTAAAATTCAAATGGATGTACTAGACGGTTGTCACCACAAGTGCCCTGGATGCTTTGTACATCGACGGGGTAACTCTAGTGATAAAAGCCAAGTATATATGGCAAAAGAGTTCATACGTTCTATTACTGACCAAGGGATACTTGTTGATGAAATATTAATTGGTCCTACAGACTTTTTAGCATCAGAAAATTTCTATCAAGTAATGCCAGAACTCGTAGATATCATTAATGAAAACTCACCTATCCTAGCTTTTGTCTCTACTCTTATTGATGGTGATATTAAAAAGTTTTGCGATTTCCTTATTGATAATATTAATTTAGATACTGAAATAGAAATTGGTATCGCTACAAATCCACATAAGTTTTTTACTGACGAATACACAAAACATATATCAGATATGTTAGCCTATATAGATACACACATTCAACATGAGGTTACTTATACGTTTGTTGTTAACATTAAAGATTATGGATTAGATTATGAGGCATTGCATGATCAGGCTGTAAAACGTTTTGATACTATATTAGATTTTATTCCGTCAGTATCTCGTTCGCATAAAGCAAACATAATCTTAAAAACGCTTGATGAGTTTAACGAATACTTTAGCACATGGCACCAAGAGTCCAAGCTAAACAATATTATGGTAGACCATTCTCACGCAGGTATTAATTACACTGTATTAAACTACAAACGCGGTGAATGGTATTTAAGTCCATTTATGTATGAGAACATGGCGATATATGATGATATGTTTAAAGTCAAATCTTTTGATGATGTTGTTCCAATGGTTGAACATCAAATTAAAAGAGCAAAAGGTACTGAATGCGAGGATTGCCCATTATTCTTTAGTTGTTATAACAGAAAAATAATAATGTTAAGGGATTACCTTGGAGTAGACCGCTGCATAGCACCAAAAGAGAATATGCTAAATAATATAAACAATTATAATGGTCCTGCTCAGACAATGTATGGATGGGATGGTTATTCTGTTGAAAACGATAAGAACGGTTATCGTAAAAAGTTTTTAGTTACTGATGATGACGATCCAGAACTAAAACGATTAAAGGATATATCATATGTTAAATAATGATTGGAAAAATATTGTAGACGGTGGGCGAGGTGAGGAATTTACTTCAATCGACAATATGAAAGAATATAAAATACAGGTCAACCTTGAAATACTCGAAGGTTGTTCATATATGTGTCCGGGTTGTTTTGTTAAACGTAAAGGTAATTGGAACCCAAACTCAATCGCAACATTTCATTCCTTGGCATTTGAATTAAAAGATAGAACTGATATTGTATTAGACGACATTGTGATTGGCCCAACCGACTTTTATGGTGCTCAAAATTTAGAAGAGATTATTAATAATCAAAGGCTTGCTGATGCCATATCCATGATGCCTGAAGATAATAGAAATATCCAACATAACTGTTCTATACTCGGATCATTATCTGAAAAAGATATTGAAGGTAAAATAAAAGCTATTGAAAACTCAATGCTAGGCGAAGTAGTCGAAGCATGGGATGTACAAATTGCTTTGGATTTAAATAGATTAATGAATGATCAGGTATACCTAGATGCACTTGATGAAAGAGTTGAAACATTTAAAAATAGTTCTTTAAACTTTGAAATAAGTATGGCTACTAATATCGTGCAAGGTGTAGAAGATATATTATTTCCTGCTATTGAATTTGTTAGAGCTAGGTATGAAACAGTAATCGAAGTATTACCGTCAGTAGTACGTTCTTTTAATCATAGCGCAAAGCACGGAGACAAACTATTTGAATGGAATGATATGTTAACTCGATTGGCTGCAGATCCACATAAGTTTAAAAACAAATTCCATTTCTTACAAGGTGACGTATCACATAAAGCGTTTCATTATTCTGTAGTTAGTATATACCACGGAGATATGTATTTGTCGCCATTCATATATGAGAATGCTCAAATCCATACAGATGATTTTAAAGTTGATAATAGTTGGCTTTGGTTACCTGATGCCGATATTGTTGATTATATATTAAACAAAAAGAACGAGATTGTCAATAGCCAAATTGAAAAAAGTTCTGAAAAAGAGTGTGGCAGTTGTAAGTATTTAAATATATGTGCGAATAGAATGGTTCCAATGATTATGGATACTGTGTTTGATGGAAGAAAAGAATGCATCTTAAATAAAGATGTAATTGGTTTATATGATGATGAGGTATACCATGGGAATAGTTACTAACAATAAGCGTGCTGCACAAGCTGATAAAGATTTTGATTTATCCTTTAGTGAAGGACATGAAATCAAAGTACAATTTAATTGCGAAGTATTATCTGGCTGCGAGTTTAAATGTAAAGGTTGTTTTGTCAATAAACTCGGATCAAATATGGGATCATTTGATAGATTAAACAACGCCATTGATTTATTTAATACCAATGGCTATCGCGTGTCAACCATTAATATTGGTCCAACTGATTTATTTGGTAATAATAATATCACCGAGTTGTTGAAAGACGAAACATTCCGAGAGTGTTTAAGTAAAGTAACTACTATTCAATTCGTTACAACATTAGAAAAGATTGATTTTAATATTATTGAAATGCTGAATAGTATTCCAAAGGCCGAGGGATTTATGTATGATTGTAACATAGCCCTGCAGCCGCCAGTTAATTGGAATGTACTTGAATATAAATTAGGAATATTAAATGAGTTGACAGATGATTTAAATTATTATATGGTATATAATATGGGTAATGATGATGTTGAGAATAATAAAGTACTCGAGATGTCAAAACTTGTTGAGGAACGGTTTGATTCTATACTTACTTTAAATCCATCATTCTTCCGAGCACCTAAATCTAAAGTGCAAAAGCATCTTATTGAGAAATGGAAAAACTATGACTTTGCCGACGACCTTATGCCTAAAACATTTATTGACCAAGCACAAGGTGGTTCTTTAGAATTAAATTATACTTATTGTAACGAACGTTTCTTTTGGACACCATTCGTATATGATATTGCTTTAATTGGTACAGATAATTTTGTGGTCAAAGATGAAAACGATATTGAGTCATGGACTCAAGTAAAAGAAAATAAGTTTATGTCACAGTTGACTTATTCAAGTGAAACTGACAATTGTGCTTCTTGTAAAAATTTAATGACATGTATTGATAAAGGTGTCCTATCTTATATGGAACACCATTCACTTACTGCGTGTGTGTTTCCGGGAGTGATAACGTCCGATAAAGGTTGATGGATATACGTGTTGTATTCTATGCCATTTCTCTTTTGATTCTACCTCATGCATTTTAATATCAAGTTCCATTTCGTGCATTGGGTATATTGACATTAAAGGCGTACCATATTTAAGTGTAACAGTATATTCTTCGTCTTTAATTGGAAACGCTAAGAATACGTTTAATGTGTGTTGGTCATAAAAGTTTGTAATCCCAGGTGATATTAAAATATCGTGCTTACGCAAATCCTCACTATAATGGCATTCAGTAATCATAAACTCTTTACGTTCGCTTGCCTTAACAGCCCAAGGTCCATGTAATTTAAATACAGTTCTATTTGGATATAATGTATCGCCAAATTGTTTACGTTCATGTTGAGATCCATCAAGTTGACCAGAATTATGTAATGGCTCAATGCACTCAACATTGCCATTTGGTTTTACTCTAAAAATACCATCTGACCACAATTTAAGAACGATAGGCTTACGCATATAATCAACAATTCCTGGGCATGTTTTAATCGTCGGAGTTGGAACGTTAACGCCAACCCTAGACCTAAATTGGTCATACGAATTCTTAATAGATTTCCACCACGTTGGTGGCTTAGTTCTGGCTTTAATTGGTTGTAAGTCTACAAGTGTTTGGTGTGCTGTGTAAAAATCAAGTTTAAGTTTTTTCTTTATCATAATTAAATCCTGTTATCAAATTTTGACCTGTTTTGTCCATATAATTAAACCACATTCTCATTATGCAGTCAGGTAAATCGCGTTCTCTGTTTTTCCAATCCCATTGTGTATAGCAGCGGAAACCACATTTATTCCACCACTTACAAGATAAGCAACCATTCTCGTCCATATAGGCTTGCATCATTCCGGCGTTATCTTTAGGTTTGTATTCTGTATTAAAATCTCGTTGATCGTATCTATCCCACCGACAATTTGATGTAGAATTATCTGGGAATATCGTAACCTTGTTTAAAGCCAAGCAATGCATATGGTTACTCTCATTATATATGAGATCTTTAATAGGGTTAATGTCAGGATAGTGATGGTATACAAATTTTAAAAACTCGAGGTACTCACTATCTGATGGAATCATATAATCATATCCACGATCTGGAATATAATCATCAAAGTAAAATTCATCAAACTTTTCATATAAGTAATGGAAATACTCATCGTCGTCTGCCATAAACTTTTTGATTGACAAAGTAGTAGCAACCATATTAATAGATATGATATAATCAGCAAAGTATTCTATATTTTTAGCGTATGGACCTTTTGTTGGTCGCCCGTCAAAATCGTATGAACATATAATATAGGAAGGGATAGCTTCAGCGTTTAAGTCGTCGAGTAGTCGCTGAACTCTATCTCGTTTACTGAATTGAAACGATGTTACCCATACAACTTTAATCTTTTGTTTATGTTCATCAAATATCTTTTTGATTGCTACTAAAAAATCAAAGTAAACAGGGTAAGCCCATTCTGATATTCTATCTTGGAATAACTCGCCACCAACCATATTGATTTGTATTATATCAACTCTGCCTTTCATCTTAATGACATGTTGTTCAACCAAATCTAATTTAGAAAATATCTCTTCCCTGCTCAAACCTACGGTAGATTTTTTATCGTGGTGACAGAACGAACAATTGAGATGACAGTTTTCAAATAAAGTCAACTCAATCTCGGCTATATCCGGACGTTTAGTTTCTAATAGTGTTTTTGTTATTTCAAAGTCCAAATAACATTTCCTCTTTATAGTATTCGTATATGTCAGGTACCATACCAAGTTTTTCGTTAAAGTCTAATTTAAATAATATTTCGTCATATGTATCTTTGTCTTGCCAATATGGAACAAAGTGTGGATCGTTATTAAACAATAAAGCTTCGTCATTAAGCGCATCAAAGAATGGTTCTTTAAAATCTCTGTTTAACCAATGCGCATAACATATCGCAACCACATATGATTTTGCAGGATAAATCCATTCGTCAACATATTCTCTGAAATGTATAAGAGCATAATCAACAATATTATCTGGCTGCCAATTAATTTCTACGTCAGTCAGATCATCTTTAAACAACGATGCCGTTAAATGATATGCGCTTTGCCTAGCTTTCCATTCTTTCATAATAATCTAATAACCCTTTATATCCATTACAACTATTGGTTAAGTCGTGTACATACCGATAATGTTCTGTTAAACATTTCCCATAATAAGAACATGCCTTACATATATCGCTCAAATTATTCTCAGGTTCTTCACGTGCCCACGTTAAATATTCATGGTAAGTGTCGTACTCTTTAAAGTATTCTCTATCATATTTATCAAATTCCAAGACGCCAAATTTTCCACGTGGCGTTATGTAAACGTGGTCATTACTAAAAGCATCATACTTACCTTCTATGCTATTGTATATATTATCAATGTTTTGGAAATTAAAATTCTTTTCTGTATTTGCTTCATCAAACTTAATAACGAAATCTTCAAAGTCTTTATGTGTTACATTATGTTGGTTTGCTTGATTAATTGAATATGGTTTAATTTCAACTGACTGAACATTAGAAATCATATTAAGCGTAAAGATCATAAACTCTACATCCATCTCTAATACTTTTGGCGAGGCTAATATCAATACAGATAAATCTTTATTGGCATTCATCATGTTATTTAAAATGTGCTGCTCTTTTTCTCTGGCATGGAAATCATATGATACGGATAACGTTACATCCTCATCTCTAAAAAAGTCAGGGAATGCCGATAAGTTAGTATTGATATTAATAGGACCTTTATAATGATTGCGTATTACTTTCTTTAATGAATAATAATATTCTGGCGATAGTAAACCAATCTCTCCACCATATAAATCAACATGACCAACCTTGTCAGTAATTTGTTGTAGGCTGTTTTCTAACCATAAAGGAGTAATTTTATGTCTATCGTTTAATTGCTCTGTAGTTAAATAACAGAAATCACAAGCAAAGTTACAATAGTATGTTGGATTAATTGATAGATTCATTAACATAAGGTGTCGCCAATCCCGGATCCATTCCGTTTATTTCAAGTATTCTTGGTGCTAGTTTTTTCATATGATAACAATGATCCTCAGCTTGACCTTCGCGTTTCATATCACGTACAGTTTTCTTACAACCATTACATATATCAAACATTGGACATGTATAACAAGCCATTTTCATTGTCTGTATATTATGATCATTCTGCAATGGTGTCTGCATTTCACCATTCATCTCTTCTTCAAAATTAATAGGGTAATCGTAATCGTCAGCAAACGAACCACAAGAATAGTAATCACCACCCGGATTAAATGCACGAATACCACTATCGCATTGCCTATTCTGTGGGCAAGAGGTGTAACTATTTTTATTTAATCTTACCATCATTTGTTTAGTATTGTGTTCATATTCTGCTAAGCCCATATCATATATCTTTATATAGGTTTCGTATATTTTACTTAGCCTAAACGTAGAACCTTGTACGCCAGAAGCCATAGCGTAATTAAGTTTACATTCAACTCCCATTTCTTTAGCAAGCTCTACATTTTTAATTGCATCATCAAAGTTTTCATCAACGATTACAGAAATAAAACTTGGACGTTCACCAGTATGTTTTAACATAGCATCTGATACCCGCCAAAAATCTTTTTCAGTAAACTCAGAGTAATCACCTTTTAATCTTCCACCACCATATTGAAATGATGTAGTACATCCAAATCTTTCGTGTTTAAATAAAGGTAACCATTTCTCTGGTCTAATAAGGAATGGCCAAAGATTTGATGTAAAACTAATTGATGCAGGGTAATCGTGTTCGTCAAGGTGAGCAATCAAATCCCAATACCATTTTGGATCAACCATTAACGGATCACCACCATTTACAATAATCGTATTGGTGTCAGGATAGCGTTTTAGAAATTTATAAACATATTCTAAATCAAGTAAACCAGCCTTATCAGCATCAATATCAGTTGATGAACAGAAGGTACACTTGAAATTACAAGCCTCTGTTGGTTTAATAATTAAATCCATCCCTTATCCTTTGCAAGTTTCATCATTAATGTTTTAGGTGCTGGGCAAACATCTTCCATCCATTGAAGTTGGTGACAATCAGAATGGCAATATATAAACACAGGACAATCATAACAGCGTGGATCTCTTTCGTGCATTTCACATGATATAACTTCCATACGTTTTGGCGATTGACGAACTTCTTTTGCAGGAGTATCAATAGTACCATACCATTGAGTTGGTGCAGTGTTAGGACAACCGGCTACAGTCCCATCGGCATTGATGGTATGTAATTTTTGTTCGCAGTCTCTACAAAAAGTTCCGTTAAAAAATTGTCCTTTACTAAACTTATCATAAACAGAACCAAGAAACGCATTGGCTACAGGATGGTCTTGTGTAGTTTCGTGCATCTTCATCCAAAAGGCATCTAACTCACTGTTATGCGGAAAAATATCTAAGTTAATTGTTGCATTACCATCATGTGTTAAACGCTCATAGTTTATACACTCAACACCTAATGAATGCATATAGTCAGCTATTTCAAGCGGATCCATTTTAACTACATCTTTTGAGACTGATATAAAACATTTAACAAAACATCCTTCGTCAACTAAACGTTTTACATTGTCTTCCCATAGTTTACGCTGCTTTTCGTTAGAGAACCTAATGTTTGGATCCCAAGATGTGCCTACAGAACCACCATCTAATAATTTTAAAAACTCAAGTCTTTCATCAGTAAGTTTATAAACCAAATTAGTTGTAATACCATGCGTACATCGGTCACCCCAATGTTCTTTAGTAATATTATAAAACTTCATTAGGTCTGCCATAGGTGCTAATAAAGGTTCACCACCGTGGTATTCAAAATGTATTTCGTTTGTACCATCACACAACTCATTACACCACTTAGCAGTCTTTTCAGCATCAAAGTAGATTTTTCTACCGTTAATACCAGACGTAAAGCAGTGTGCGCAATTAAGATTGCAGGTTTCAGTCGTTTTTACGTATACGAGTAAGTGTTTCTGTATCGCCAATGCCATATGAGATCATCAATGCCTTTTCATAATTAAGTGCTCTGTGTTTAGTATTTTTAGCAATACCAATTTTGTCGCGAGGTCCTAGTGTATATTCTTTACCATCTATTTCTAAAGTCTTTTTACCGGCTATGCACTCTATTAAAATATCTATAGGATCCGTGTGAGTATCAAACGATGGACCATTGTCATTGTTATAGAAGATGTGTGCAGTTCCAGCTATATGTGGAAACCATTGCTCGGCTTGTTCTACTTTAATCGTAGCTTTGTTTGCTAATAAAATTGTAATAGCACCAAGGTAAGAAATGTATTCTGAATGTTCTAAATAATGTTGATTGCCGTTATTATCTATATGAGATACATCATGGTTCTCAAAGCATTCTTCTGTCATTAACCAGTTTTCAAATTCTTCAAATGTTTCTATCATAATGTAGTTCCAATGGTAATATACGATATGTATTTATAATACCACAAAGAAGCGAATATGTCAACCAGTTATATGTTATAAATAGATTCATATATTATGGAGATTGTGTTATGGAATTTAAAGAAATGTGGCCAACAAAGATTGGCTCAGGAAAATTTGATACTGATGGATTAATAGAATATATTTTTACTAACTATGATTTAAATAACATGGAAGGTGAAGTAAACGGTGGAAATATATTCAAAGATAATTCAGATGAAATGAATAAATTTAAAGACATGGTATATAGCAACTTTGATCGCTATCTCTATGCAAGCATTGGAAAACATATTACAGATTATAAAGCGCACGAGATGAAAGCGTGGATTACTGGTCATGGAAAAGATTATAACATGACTATACATAATCACTCAGGTGCTCATTTGTCTGGTGTATTTTATATACTAGCTGAAGACCAAAACTCTGGTGGCGATATTGTTTTTTCAGATCCAAGAACAAACGCAAATCGTGGCTACGATGATTGGTGGAACGATGTATTTGATAAAAAAGCAATCACACCAAAAACTGGAGATTTTATGATATTTCCAAGCTTTACATACCACCACGTCAATCCTTATTATTCTAGTCTTAGAATATGTGTACCGGTTGACTTATATTTGTATCGCGGTGGGTAATGTATAAATAGAACTATAAATTAAAAGAGTGTAAGATGAATCAAACACTATAATTAAATGGAGACAATAATGGCATTTACATATACTTATTCTGTCCGTAACTTGAAGGTACAAGATCAAGTAAACGCGGCCGGTGAAACTTTAACAAACGCGGTAGTTCAAACTTACTGGGAAATTCAAGGCACAAATGAAGCAGGACAAGTTGGAAAATTTTCTGGCGCAACTCCATTCTCGGCTGCCAATGTACCAGCTGGATCATTCACGGCGTTTGAAGAATTAGAAGAATCGCATGTAACAGGCTGGATCGCTGCAGTGATTAATGCTGATCCACAATACAAAGCGCATATTGATGATCAAATCCAAAAAGATATTGACATAAATGTACAAACTGAAGTTTCTGGTCCAGAATTACCTTGGGGTGTAGAACCTGAAGCTCCTGTAGAATAAGAGTATGAGCATGACTTATACTTGGGAGATACTAAAGCTTGGAACATTAGACCAAACTAATGCCGCAGGTGAAGTTTTATCAGATGCCATCATTTCTGTTAAATGGAAAAAGATAGCAACCAACGAGGCGAATAAAAAAGCAAGCTACGTTTCAACTACAAAGCTTGACTTATCAACAACATCGGCTGCAGATTATATTGATTTGGATAGTGTTACTAAAGCCAATGTTATAGCGTGGGTTGAAGAAGCATTAGGTGCTGATAAGATTGCCACTATAAATAATATTCTCGACTCAAAGGTTGAACAAAATACAATGACTATGATTACCCCTAATTGGTAATTATCTAAACTTTATATTATGGAGTTATTATGCACGATTTGCACATGGGTGGCTTGGCCACATATGCTTTAAAACGAGGTGGTTCAATCCATCCTATTATCATACCAACAGAAGTACTTGGTAATGAAACTGGGATTATGAATCCCTCGGTTTTTCAGCACAAAGATAAACTCTTTATTAACGTAAGACACGTTAACTATTATCTATATCACAGCGAAGGTAAAAAGTTTCCTCATCAGTGGGGTCCTTTGGTGTACATACATCCAGAAAATGATGTAACACTTACAACTCATAATGTTATGTGCGAACTTGACAGTAATTTAAATATGGTCAACGCACAGCGTGTTCATATGGCTTTAGATACAGGTAAGCCGACATGGAACTTTATTGGTTTAGAAGATTGCCGACTATTTAGTTGGGAAGATAGAATGTTCCTATGTGGTGTACGCAGAGATTGTTATGATGATAAAGGCCGTGGTCGTATGGAAATGGCAGAGATTGAATTTATTGATGGTCAATGGACAGAGGTTTCTCGTAATCCTATTCCTTCTCCAAATGGTGATAAATCATATTGCGAAAAGAATTGGATGCCAATACTTGATATGCCATACCACTTTGTTAAATGGACTAACCCAACACAAGTTATCAAATACGATATTGAAACGCAAACAACTGAAGACGCGGTATATGATAAAGACAAATATATGGAAGCCAATAAAGACTTTAGAGGTGGTTCACAAGTTATTCGTATTAACGATAACCAGCGAATGGCATTTATCCACGAAACAAATTTACTAAGAGATCCTTTTGGTAGAAAAGATGGTAACTATGCGCATCGAGTAATTATCTGGGATAACGATTGGAATATTGTTCATAAGTCTAGAGAATTCCATTTTATGGGAACGTATTACGACCACGTAAAAGGTCAGGATTATAATATTGAGTTTGTTACTGGTGTTGCGATAATAGGGGACGACATTCTAATATCTTATGGATGGCAGGATAACGCTTCTTATATATTAAAGCTGCCTAAAACAGTGTTTGCTAACTTTTTGGCTATGGGTGAAATATGATATTTAAAAATAAACAGTTATTGCATGATGTTATTATGGATTATGATAATCCTTTTAAAATGTTTAATTTGGCAAAAGAATATGATAAATTAAAACAAGGTGCTGCTGCCTTTGGCTGGTATTTACGTGCTGCAGATTTTTGCGAAGGTGAAACAGACGAAGAAAAAGAACTTCAGTATAGATGTATGGTACTTGGCGCTGCATTGTTTGCCAGATCAGAAGCCAGAAATCAAACGGTTAACGGTTTAATTAAAAGTGCCATATCAGTTTTACCTGCGAGACCAGAGGCTTATTATTGGGCTGCTAAATATTCAATAGAACAAAGTAATTTTAGAGATGGAGCGATGTACGCCAAAATGGGTATGGATTGCGAAGACGTTGAACCAAATAAAGAATTAGATTATCCCGGATCAGTTGGTTTAGAATATTGCTTTGCTGTATCTAAATGGAAATCAGATGGGCGAGATGACTCTAAAAATTTATTCTTTGATTTAAAACATAAACGTAAATTAGATATGAATAAAGAAATGCGCGAAAGCGTTGATTGGTGGATAAGTCAAGTTGGCTATCCTAGTACACTGCCATATACCGATGCTGAAAGTAGTAAATATAAATTTACATTTGATGGTTTAGATAAAGTAAAGAAAAACTATTCTCGTCACTTCCAAGATATGTTTGTTTTATCAACTTTAAATGGTAAAAAGAATGGCACGTTTATTGAAGTAGGATCAGGTCACCCGACATTGTTTAATAATACATACCTATTAGAAAAAGACTTTGGCTGGAAAGGCTTATCAGTTGATGTTTCTGAAAGAATGTGCGCTATATTTAGTAGGAAACGTAACACAACCGCGGTTCTTGCTGATGCGAGTCAAGTTAACTTTAAAGATTTATTTAAACAAAACTGTATTGAACAACACGTAGATTTTTTACGTATCAATGCAGATAACGCATCTTTAGTAACATTAGAAAATATACCATTTAACGAATATGAGTTTTCAATAATTCAAATTCAACACAACGAATGTTGGTGGGGATCGGATCTTAAAGATAAGACCAGAAAAATACTAAAAGAAATTGGATATATATTGTTAGTACCAAATGTTGCAGTTGATGAAACAAATGCGTACGAAGATTGGTGGGTACATCCCGGGTTTGTTAACCAAAATATGCGTACAAACAAAAAGACCAATTTTGCTTGGAATTATATGATGAAGGAGAGAATGTAATGAAACCGGTAATTTGTACAGGTGGGTTTGATCCCCTACACTCAGGACATATTGAATATTTTAAAGCAGCAAAAGAACTTGGTAGTATTTTGTTTGTTGGCGTAAACAGCGATGAATGGTTAACTCGTAAAAAGGGTAAACCTTTTATGTCTGTTGAAGAACGCATGGCTATTATTAAAGAACTTGGCTGTGTAGGCCATGTATTTACTTTTGATGACTCAGACGATACTGCATGTGATGCTATTCGGTATGTAGCAAAACAAGCTCCACGAAATTCAGAAATCATATTTGTTAATGGCGGTGATCGTAAAAAAGGAACAACGCCAGAAGTAGAGTTTGCTAAAGAATTACGTGATGAGTGTAATGTATCGTTTATGTTTGGAGTTGGTGGTGAAGATAAAAAGAACAGTTCATCGTGGATCCTAAAGGAATGGGATAAGCCAACAACGCAAAGACTATGGGGTAAATATAGAGACTTAGACCAAAATGGTCATTGGAAAGTAAAAGAGTTATCGGTTGATGTTGGTAAATCATTATCAGACCAACGCCATTTTGTTCGTTCCGAACATTGGCATATCGTTGATGGTGAATTAAAAATGGATTTAGAATTTAATAATGGTTACTCTACATCTAAAGTATATAAAACCGGTGACAGTATTGATATTCCAGTAAAATGTTGGCATCACGCGACCAATGTTGGCGACCGTCCAGTCAAAGTAATTGAAGTATGGATGGGAAATACTCTATCGGAAGATGATATTGAACGAAGATAACATTATTATTGTTTTGTAGTAGATAAATCTATTATACCACACTGGATTTATATGTCAACTCTTTTTTTATAAATATAGATAAATAATATTGAAACAAAGGAGAGAAAGATGGCTTTTCAGTTATCACCGGGAGCTCGTAATGGTACACTTCAGTCATTAGAGACAACAGTCGGTGCAAACCCTATTTTAACTATCGCAACTGGTGTGGCACCTACAGAATGTCAATCAGCAAATACTGGTAACATCGTTGCTACTATGATATTGCCTACCGAATGGTTAGCAGTTCCTTCAGGCGGCGTAATTCAGTTGTCTGGTAATTGGCAAGACTTATCTGCTGATGCGTCAGGTACAGCAGGTTATTTTAGAATTCATCAAAGCGATGGAACAGTTTGCCACATGCAAGGTACAATCACAGCGTCAGGTGGCGGTGGAGATATGCAGTTAGATAACACTAACATTGCTATTGGTCAGCAAATTACAATAACAACATTTTCAATTACCGCTGGTGGCGCATAAGGACTGAATAAATGTCCGCAAATGGCGTATTTACATCAACACTAGATTTAAGCTTCTTTGGAGGTGGTTTTTCAACTATCGCTGGAGAGGCTTCTAGTACATTTGACTATACATTTAGTTCTGATGTTTTTGTACCAGTACTTGCTGAATTAAATCAAACCTTAACATTTGATGTTCAAGTTGCCGTTGAGACCCCGACGGTATACGGTGAATTTAGTGGAACTATACCATTTACTTTGACTGAACCTGCTCGTATTGAGTTTGGTATACAGAGTTACTTATATTCTGGCAATAATGAAATTGACTTTACTGCTTCTTCAAGTGGTTTCTCAGTAATTTCTGGTGGTGCAGATATAATATTCCCAATTACAATATCCGGTACTATGGCGCAATTCTCGTTGGGTCAAACTACAGGAGCATTTGGGTTTGCTCTTAATTCAACAGTAATTAACTATACGCTTACAAATAGAGCACGGTCTGGTCCAAATTCTATAGAGCTGACAAATACTAAAGAAAATAATGTTCTTATACGTAGAACATCAGAACCAAACAATATAAAACTAAAAAATATTGGTTTAACTTATGCTGAAGTTAGAAACTAATTTATTTTAATAAATAAAAGTAAACCTTGGAGATAAACACATGGCGGCGAATTTTTACATAAAGCAAAACGACACTGCTCCGTCCATTGAAGCCGTCTTAACAGACTCAACTGGCCGAGCAAAATCATTGATCCTTGCTTCGCAAGTAAAGTTTAATATGTCAACAGAAGAAGGCTCAAGCTTAGTTAATTTAGGCACTGCATCTATTATTAATGCCACGAAGGGTATAGTATCTTATCCTTGGCAGGCTGGAGATACATCAAATACGGGAATTCACAACGCCGAATTCCAAGTAACATATACTAACGGTCAAATTGAAACGTTTCCTAACTCAGGATACATCAAAATAATCATTAGAGAAGAGTTAGGATAAGACATGGCACAACCTCAATCTAGAGAAGATTTTAAAGATTTTATTTTAAGAAAGATCGGCGCACCAGTAATTGAAATTAACGTTGCTGACGAACAGGTTGATGATCGTGTAGATGAGGCAGTTTCTTTTTGGAGAGATTATCATTATAATGGTAGTCAATTAGTATATCTTAAGCATCAGATTACTGAAGCTGATAAGGAAAACGGATATATTCCTTTGCCACCAAACTTACTTGGTATTTCTAAAATATTTGGTTTTGATACTAATATTTCTACAGGTACTGGTATGTTTAACGTTAACTATCAATTCGTTTTAAATAACATACAAGATATGACTAGTTACTCTATGCAGACTTATTATATGACAATGCAACATATTGAGTTTATGCAAGAGCTACTTGTTGGTAAACCATTAATTCGTTATAATAAGTACGTAAACAAATTACACATTGATACTGATACTAAACAATGGAGAGTTGGCGGCTATATTATTATTGAAGCATACGACATTCTTGATGAAGACGCATATGCAGAATTATGGACAGACAGATGGCTGCAAAATTATGCCGCGGTTTTAGTCAGAGAGCAATGGGGCATGAACCTTACTAAATTTAACCAAATGACTTTAGTTGGTGGTGTACAGTTCAACGGAGAACAAATATTAGCAGAGGCGAGAGCTGACAGGGAGAGAATTGAAGAAGACGCAATCAGATCGCTTCAACCTCTCACTTACAATTTTATTGGATAAGTTATGGCAACGAACGCATATTTTAGAAATCATGATAACGTATATGAGCAAAACTTAATTGACGATTTAGTTATTGAGTCAATTAAGATTTATGGCATAGACGTCAAATTCATTACAAGATTACACGAAAACATTGACAGAATTCTAAACGAAGATGATTTGCCAACGTTTGATAAGTATTATGATTTTGAAGTATACATTAAAAACGTTGATGGATTTGAAGGCGAAGGTGACTTTTTATCTAAGTTTGGTTTACAAATTCGTGACTCAATTACATTCACTGTTGCTATTCGTACTTTTGAGCAATACGTTACACGCGAACAAGATACGCGAAAACGTCCACTTGAAGGTGAAATGATTTGGATGCCACTCAATCAAAAAATGTATAAGATCCAACACGTTGAACACGAAAGTGTATTCTATCAAACTGGCGCGCTGCAAGTATATGACATGCGTTGTGAATTGGCTGAATACTCTGGTGAAACGTTTGATACTGGCTATTATGAAATTGATAACTACTTTGCGGACATTGATACATCAGCAAATACGGTTACATCACTTACATCACTTGAAGGTGTTGACCCACTTGCAAATAACCTTGCGTTTGAAGATCAGGCAGATGATATATTAGACTTCTCTGAAATGGATCCATTCAGCGAAAACATTTCTATACAGGATTAACAATATGGCAATCGCAAATTATTTTTATAATTCAACTACAAGAAAATACGTAGCTTTGTTTGGAACACTGTTTAATCAGTTAAAGATCCAAAGGCACGATAACGCTGGTGTACTTAAAAAAGAAATGATTGTTCCATTAGCCTATGCTCCATATCAAAAGATATTAGCAAGGGTAGCCGGTGATCCAGATTTAATTAATAGTCGTCGTCCTGCTATGACGTTACCACGTATGTCTTTTGAAATACAAAACATTTCATATGATCCTACACGCAAATTAGCAACAACTGGTAAAATGATTAAACGAGGTAAGGCAGAAACAGATGATGCTAGGTCTTACGTATATAATCCTGTACCATATAACTTAGATTTTTCTTTGTATATTATGACAAAGTATTCAGAAGATGCGACAAAAATACTAGAACAAATTATACCATTCTTTACACCAGATTGGACCGTAGGCGCTAAAATGATACCAGATTTAGATCCTATTGACATACCTGTTGTTTTAAACAGCGTAACAATCGAGGATCTTTATGAAGGTGCGTTTGACGAAAGACAAATGGTTTTACATACACTTACCTTTACGCTTAGAGGTTATTACTTTGGCCCAGAGAAAAAGAAAAAGGTTATTAAATTTGTTGACGTCGATATGTTTAATGGTACTGATACTAACTCCCCATTCTTAGAAGGCATTGATATTCAACCGGGTCTATCAACCGCAAATACGCCAATAACTGACGTCGGTGAAACAGCAACCGCTATATCATCTTTGTCAACAGGTTCAGTAAGTAACATTAGAATAACTAACGATGGTGAAAACTATAACTCAAATACTGCCGTCACTATTAGCGCGCCTGACGTAGCAAATGCAGACATAACGTCGACTATAACAAATAGTGCAGTGACTGGTTTGACAATCAATGATGGTGGTGGTTATTTCAGTAATATACCAACAGTAACTGTAGGGTTACCAGACACGCCTTTAACAACGGCTACCGCAACTGCCACATTAAGTGGAGATTCCGTTGCTAACGTATCTATAACAAACCCAGGCAATTTTTATAATACTCCGGGTTTTTCAATAGCACCTCCACCAAATGTGGCTGCAGAGTTTAAGTTTGGCGATGATGCATTAGCACACAGTAGCGAAGATGATGTTACTCTATTACATACATTTACTGGATATTTTAATTCTAACACTGGATATAAAGTATCATTTTGGATTTACCCAACATCATTTCCGGGTGGTAATAATCCAATGTCAGTACTCTTTGCGCCATTTACAAAAATATTCTTTACTGCTGATACTGGTAATGTTAGGTTCCAATATGGTGGTGCACCAGTCGTTACTTCTGATACTAACTTAATCATTAATCAATGGAACCATGTAGAAGTAGAACATTACACAAACCTTATTCGTATTAATGTTAATGGCTTATATGGTACGCAAGAAACACGTGGAGCAGGTAACGTTGCATTCCCAGGACATACATATCGAGCTGGTGATGCTCAAGGTAACGAGTCGGTATTTGATGGAGCTAATAGAAGCTTCCTTGGATACTTAGATAATGTAACTTGGGAAACAACAGGCGATATGCCTACTGCGTCTAGTGGTGATCCATATACGATACCAACAACTGCAAGAACAGGTGATTTATTTACCAAAAACTTTGATAAGGATCTTCCAGTAGCCTCAATAACAGTGACTGACGGTGAGGTAATTTCTATTGATGTTACTTCTGGTGGATCTGGGTATACCACGGCTCCAATTGTTACGATTGATGATCCTGACGATATTCCTGCGACGTTCGTTGCTACAGCAACTCCAACATTAGTAAATGGTATCATAGACTCAATTACAATAAATAATGCAGGGAAGTTCTACGCGAACGCTCCAGTAATTACTGTTTCTCCGCCAACATCGTCACAGGCAACTGCTATAGCAAATGTCGGTAATAACGGGGATGTTCAATCAATAACTATAACCGACGCAGGATCCGGATACAGAAATCCACCTGCAGTGACTATATCGTCTCCAGACTTTGGATCAGTTCCATACCAAGACATTGAATTTAATGACAACTGGGGTATTATTAAAACCATAGTGAGTGAATAATATGAATGATAAGATAGCTGAAAACCTCGGACTGAGACCGCTTTCAGAAATTAGAGAAGAGGAATTGGCATCCCAGCCGGAAGAAGTTGTTGAAGAAATACTTCCAGCAATAGTAACCGACGAGGATGATGAAAACCTTAGAGATCTCGCAAAGGTTCGTGAAAACATAGAAGGTGTTATCGAGCTAGGAAACGATGCGGTTAGAGAAATGTTAGAAATTGCTAAACAATCAGAGTCAGCTCGCGGTTTTGAAGTTGTTTCTACTCTAATGAAAACTCTGCTTGATGCTAACAAAGATTTCGCTGATGTTTCAACTAAGAAAAAGTTTGCAGAGGAAGAGATTAATGCGCCTAAAGAAGCTGCACAAACTAACACTGTGAATAACAATCTTATTGTGTCTACTGCTGACTTATTAAAAATGTTGAAAGATACTGAGAATGGCTGATGGTTATTTAGGAAACTCAAATCTTAAAAGGATTGGTGAAGAGATAGAATGGTCTCCTGAACTTTTAAAGGAGTACATGAAATGCGCACAAGATCCTATTTACTTTGCGAAAAACTATATTAAAATTGTACACGTTGATAAAGGATTAGTTCCATTTAAGATGTACGATTACCAAGAAAACATTACGCGGAAAATTACAGACAATAGGCGCCTAGCAGTTTTAACGGCACGTCAGTCTGGTAAAACAACCACGGCGATGGCTATCATTTTACACTATGTTTTATTTAACGAATTTAAAACTGTTGCTATTTTGGCTAACAAAGGTGACGCTGCTCGAGAAGTTATGGCAAGAGTTAAGCTTGCATTTGAGGCATTACCTAAATGGCTGCAACAAGGGGTTGAAGAATGGAACAAAGGAAACATTGCACTTGAGAATGGTTGTCAAGTTTTGGCAGGTACTACATCGTCAAGTGCTATTCGTGGTAAGTCTGTTAATTTTCTATATCTCGATGAGGTTGCATTTATTGAAGGATACGACGAATTTTTCGCATCTGTTTATCCTACTATTTCGTCTGGCGAGTCAACAAAACTTTTAATGACTTCTACTCCAAATGGATTAAACCATTTTTGGAAAACATGTACTGGCGCAAAAGAGGGTAGTAACGGTTACGAATATGAAGAGGTTATGTGGCATGATGTTCCGGGTCGAGATGAAAAATGGCGTAAGGAAACGATCGAAGCATTAGACCACGACGAAGAAAAATTCAACCAAGAATACTGCTGCCAATTTCTAGGTAGTTCTGGTACTCTTATCGCAGGTTGGAAACTAAAAGAATTATTACACGCAACACCAATAGCGCAGCTTGATGGTTTTATACAATACGAAAAGCCGATTAAAGAAAGACAGTATTGTATGACGGTCGATGTTGCTCGTGGTAAAGGTTTAGACTATTCATGTTTTTCAGTAATTGATATTACCGAAATGCCATATAAACAAGTGGCGGTCTTTAGAGATAACATGGTCGGACCAATTGACTTTGCATCAGTTGTTTATAGAATAGGCCAAGTATATAATACTGCTGCAGTTTTAATTGAAGTTAACGATATCGGAGAACAGGTTGCTGATGTTCTCTTAATGGATTATGGTTATGACAATATACTATATACCGCAAATAACGGACGCTCTGGTAAAATGCTTACTGGTGGGTTTGGTAAAAAAGTAGATAATGGAATACGAACAACCAAAAATGTTAAAGCAACTGGCTGCAGTATGCTTAAAATGTTAATTGAACAAAACCAACTTATTATTCAAGATTTTGATACAATACAAGAGATTAGTCGATTCTCTAAAAAGGCTAATTCATATGAAGCAGAGTCAGGATTTCATGACGATTTGGTTATGAACCTTGTTCTATTCGCATGGATGACTGAACAGGCATATTTCAAAGATATGACTGACATAAATACACTTATAAAGTTACGAGAGAAGACAGAAGAACAAATTGAGGAGGAACTGTTACCTTTTGGCTTTGTTGATAGTGGCGAAGATTTTTACTATGAAGACGACGGCCTCAGACTGTGAGTCATTTATATAGAATACCTTTTTTTATAAATAGAAACAGTAAGAAATATATAAAACAAGATTAACGCGTTTTCAATACATAAAGGAGAAAAATATGGCTTTTTCCGTAAGTCCCTCTGTTATCGTTCGAGAAGTTGATGCTTCCCAGGCAGTACCAGCCATTTCAACACCACCAGCTGCTTTGGCAGGTGTGTTTAGATGGGGTCCGACTAACGAACCATTGCTGTTATCATCAGAAAATCAACTCGTAGATCGTTTTGGTGCACCTAATGATAGCAATTACGAAACATTTTTTACAGCTGCTGATTACTTATCGTATTCAAATGCTCTGTATGTTGTTCGTGCAGAAGATGGTTCAACCGAAGCTAACAGTACAACACTAGATTTAACTTATAATGCAAACAATGTAGTAATTGCAGACAACAGTGACTATGGTGCTTTTAAAGCGAAGTATAAAGGTGAACTTGGTGATTCATTACAAGTTGCTTGGGTAACTTCAGACGGCTTTGAAAGCGAATTCGTTGCAGTTGCAGGAATTCCAACAAATAAAGTTTCAAATACTCAAATAGATCAGGTTATCAGTTTTAACGCTGCTAATGTTCAATTTGAAACTGCTAATACACAAAACCTAATAGATTTATCTGCAGGTGACGTATTAGAAATTGGTAACGAGTCAGTCGGATACCAAGAACTAAGAGTTAGCTCATTCACAGAGACAGGAGTAGAAGTTGAAGCAACTCCGGGAGATGCTAATACTGCATTCCTTGCTTTATACACATACGATATTGAGTTTGCTAACAAATATACACTAGCTGAAACAGATCTTGCTAAATTGTCAATGAAAAAGAAATGGCAACATGGCGCAACATTCGCTAGAAAGCCAGACGCAGGCAATATTCACGTAGCAGTGATTGACGAAGATGGTTTAATTTCCGGTACAAAAGGATTTATGCTAGAAAAATTCGAAAATATTTCAACAACACCGGGTGCGGTTTCACCACAAGGTACTTCTAATTATTATGGTACAGTGATTGAAAACTTTTCTAATTGGGTACAAGTTGACTATGCGTCGCAAATTGGTACTGCAAATACAGCAGTAGCGAAATATGAATCATTCTCAGGTGGAAATCCTAGTGGAAATACTGCATTATCTGAAGCTAAGGCTACCTTAGCTCAATTAGGCGCAGCATATGATACTTTAAGAAGTTCTAACGAAATCGACATTGCATTTGTATTACAAGGTAAAGGCGATGATGCTGCAGTAAGAGCAAACTATATTGTTTCTAATATTTGTGAAACAAGAAAAGATTGCGTTGCATTTATCTCACCATCTAAGGAAGCTGTTGTTGACGAACTTAAAATGAATGCTAAACTTACAAACGTAATTGCATATCGTAACAAGGTACAAAATTCGTCATACACATTCATTGACTCTGGATACAAATACCGCTATGATAAGTATAACGATGTATATCGTTGGACACCATTAAACGGTGATATGGCTGGATTAGCAGCTAGAGTTGAACCTTGGGAATCACCAGCTGGTTTCAGAAAAGGTGTAATCAAAAACGTTGTTAAGCTAGCATTTAACCCTAGCAAAACAATGAGAGATTTATTGTATGGTTCAGACATTAACCCTGTTATGTCTCAAGTAGGTCAAGGTATTGTACTATTTGGTGATAAAACTGGTTTAGGTCTAGCATCTGCGTTTGATCGTCTAAATGTTCGTAGGTTGTTTATCGCGGTTGAGAAATCTATCGCTACAGCAGCTCAAAGCTTCTTGTTTGAATTGAACGATGAATTCACTCAAACACAGTTTAAGAATATTGTAGATCCGTTCTTACGTGATATCCAAGGAAGGCGTGGTATTATTGATTACAGAGTAGTCAGTGACTCAACCGTTAACACTCCTGAGGTAATTGACCAAAATAAATTCCGTGCAAGCATATTCATCAAACCAGCCCGTTCTATTAACGTTATCGAATTAACATTCGTTGCTACAAGAACAGGTATTGAATTTGACGAAATTGTTGGTCAGTTAACTTAAATAAATAAGAATAGAAAATAGGAGAAAATAGACATGGCATTCAATATCAACCAGTTCAAATCAGAGCTCGTCGGTGGCGGTGCACGTCCTACCCTGTTCCAATGTCAAATCACTAACCCAATTGCTCCAGAAGCTGACATCAAAACTCCGTTTATGATCCGTTCAGCAGGTATCCCAGAATCAATTCTGGGGCAATTTACGGTACCTTACTTTGGTCGTCAGATCAAGTATGCCGGTGATAGAACATTTCAGGATTGGACCGTGCAGGTAATCAACGATGAAGACTTTGCAGTACGCAATGCAATGGAAGCTTGGTCAAACGCGATCAACTCACATGACTCTAATACTAGAGCATTGCCACAAGACTACAAATCAACTGGACAAATTACTCAGTTCAGTAAAGATGGTTCAATTCTTAGAACATATATCTTTGAAGGTATGTATCCAGTCGGTATCGACGGTATCCAAATGGATTGGGCACAGTCTGATACAATCGAAGAATTTGGAGTTACATTCCAATATGACTTATGGCGTGTTGAGGGTAATACCGGCATTCCAACTACTTAAATAATGAGAAAGTGAATAAATGAAGATTTTTGGTTTTGACATTAAACGAGACACAGATGACGGGGAGGGCTTTCAGCCTTCCTCTTTTGCTGAACCTCAAAATGACGATGGAGCTATCACCGTTGGTAACGCAATGGGTGGCTTCTATAGTACACTCTTGGATATGGAAGGCACTGCTAAAACTGAATCGGAATTGGTAACAAAATACCGAGGATTAGCACACCAACCAGAAATTGCACAAGCTGTTGACGAAGTAATCAATGAAGCGATTAGTGTAGATACAGATGATAAGGTTGTTGAAGTTCTTTTGGACGATACAGACTTACCAGACAAAGTTAAGAAAATAGTTATAGAAGAGTTTGATGGCATCTTGTCATTAATGGATTTTTCTACAACAGCTTACGAAACGTTCCAAAAATTCTATGTTGATGGTCGATTAAACTATCACGTTATTATTGATCCGGAAAATATCCCTGAAGGGATTAAAGAATTACGATATGTAGATCCACGTAAATTAAAACTTATTCGTGAAGTTGATAAACGTGAAAAGGATCCACATTCAGGTATCCCAGTTAAAAAAGTTAAATCAGAATATTATATGTATTCTGAAACAGGATTTGGATCAAACAAATCAAGCTCTGCAGGCGGTGGTACTCAAGGATATAAAATTGCTAAGGACTCTATTGCTAGAGTTACTTCAGGCGTAATGAATGAAAACAATTCATTGGTCTTATCATATTTACATCCTTCAATAAAGCCACTCAACCAGTTAAGGATGTTGGAAGATGCAACAGTTATTTACACAATTACACGAGCTCCTGAAAGAAGAGTCTTCTATATTGATGTTGGCAACTTACCTAAATCGAAAGCTGAGCAGTATTTAAGAGACATGATGGTTCGCCATAAAAACAAGTTACAATATAACTCGTCAACCGGTGAAATTACAGATGCTCGTAAAATGATGACTATGACTGAAGACTTTTGGTTTCCTCGTCGTGGTGGTGAACGTTCAACTGAAGTTGATACGATGGCAGGCGGAAACGCAGCTGGATTAACAGACGATACTAATATGCAATACTTCCAACGTAAATTATACAAATCATTAAAGGTTCCGCTATCGCGTTTAGAACCAGAGACAATGTATTCGTTTGGTCGTGTTTCAGAAATTACTCGTGATGAATTAAAATTTAGTAAATTCATTAAAAGACTAAGAGCGCGTTTTACGTCTATCTTTACGTCACTACTTGAAAAGCAATTAGTACTTAAAGGTGTTTTAACGCCAGAAGAATTTGCTGAAATTAAAAACGCTATTCGTTACGATTTTGTTCAGGATAACTATTTCCAAGAGCTTAAAGAAGCTGAAATTACTCGTGAAAGACTCAGTACTCTACGTGAAGTTGAAGAACATGTTGGCACATACTATTCTAGAGAATGGGTATTGCGTAACGTTCTTCGTATGTCAGAGGAAGAAATGGGTGACATGAAGGATCAAATCGAAGCTGAAGCCAAAGAAAATCCGCCGGAAGAGGCAGAAGAATAAAATGAGAACAATAAATTCATATAAATATATACAAACAAAATTAGGAGTTAAGTGATGAAAACGTTTAAAAATATCCTTAGCGAAGTTGCTCAGCCGAAATCTTCGGAAGAAAAAGCTTTCAAAGATTTACATAACCAAAAACCTGGGCAGCACCCTGTAGCTCCAGACAATCAGTTTAGCGGTGATATTGGAAAACCAAAGGCTGTACGTAAAGCGGATAACACACCAGAAAAAGCTGATGCTGAATACGATACAGCTTATGGCGATAAACCAGACCAAGAGCCTGTATTACGTAAAGGCAGAAAGTTTAGCCAGTTTAGAGCAAACGAATCAAAAGAAATGTCAAATATGAAAGCATTAGACAAAGCTTCTGAAACAACTCCTGAAGGTAAGAAAAAAGTTTCTCTTGCTAAAGCTCCTTGGGAAAAAGATAAAAATGAAGATGTTAACGAAGGTATTATCGGAAACATGTTGAATAAGAGAAAAGCAGCTAAGCAATTGAATACTGCTCTAGACTATCATAACAAAAGAGAAGCTGAACATAAAGATGATGCTGAACATAAAGCTAAGATGCCAACCGGTGGCAAAGACAAATATTCTGCTTCAACAAAAAGATTTATCAAGCGTAAAGTTAAATTCTCGAATGATGAAGCTAAGCATCACGCAAAAGCTGCTGGACACTTGAACAACGCTTTAAAGGCTAACAAAGATGGCGATCACGCAGGCGTTAAATCTGCTATGAAAGCTTACCATAAGCACCATAAGATAAAAATGGGTGTTCATCATGACTTACCACACACTTCTGACAAAACTGGCACATATGGTGGCACATATAAAGAAGATCTTTCTGATAAGGTTTCTGACATTGCATTTGGTAAGTGGAACGAAGCTTTAAGTGGTGGACAAAAGAAACTTGACCATAACAAAAATGGTAAAATTGATGGACACGATTTTGCTATCATGCGTGCAAAAGGTAAAAAAAAGACTGAAGTAGCTGAAACTACTTCTTCTGCGATGAAACACGGCGTTACTCAAACAGGACCAGACGGTAAGACTCGTACGGTTTTCAAAAAGACTAGAACAGACCAAACAGACGATAGAGGTCAAGATATTATTCGGCGTGAAAGCTTTTCTGAAATGTTAGACGAAGCTGTTAAAGTGGGAAACATGAGATTAAAAAATGGCAAAAACGTAAAGGTATCTAAACAAGATGCTAAACTGTTAAATGACTTTTATAAAAATCTTAATGCAAAAAACCGCAGAGACATGTCAAAGGTAATGATGAAAGACGAAGCAGGGTTTAAAGAGATCGTAGGGTTTGCCCGAGAAGCGTTATAAATAAAAAATTAAAGGATCTAAGATATGAGACTAATAACAGAAGTTGTAGAAGAATGCAATGTTGCCGTAGAAATGAACGAAGAAACGGGTAAGAAAACTCATTTCATCGAAGGTATTTTTATGCAAGGCGATATTAAAAACCGCAACGGAAGAATTTATCCGTCGCAGATTTTAGAAAAAGAAATGGTCAGATATAATGCTGACTTTGTAGAAACAAAGCGAGCGCTAGGCGAATTGGGTCACCCAGACGGACCTACAATCAACGGCGATCGCGTGTCTCATCTTATTACAGAGATGAAACGAGAGGGATCAAACTTCACTGGTAAAGCCAAAATTCTTGGTACACCAATGGGTGAGATAGTCAAAACATTTATGGACGAGGGTGTTAAGATCGGTGTATCTACCCGCGGATTAGGTTCAGTTAAAGCAACGAGAGATGGTATTATGGAAGTACAAAATGACTTTCATCTAGCCACTGTCGACATCGTGACTGACCCATCTGGTCCAAATTGTTTTGTAAATGGTATTATGGAGAATGCTGAATACTATTACGATATAGCTTCAGGTAACTGGATTGCTCAGGAACCTATTGAACAAGTTATTGAAGAAATACAAGAAGTAGTAGAAAAGCAAATTAGACGTGTTGTCACTAAAATCGATGAAGGCACTGCGTCTGAATTATTCGAGCGTTTTGTGAACTCACTTAGAAAAAGTTGAAAAATAATATTATTATAAATAATACTCATATAATACAAGTATCCAAATAAAAGGAGTAGAACATATGTCAAATGACTTAGACGAAAAGTTCGTCGAAAAATCTGGCGGAACAGGTGTTCCTGCGGCAGAAGTTATGGATCCTGCGACACCAGCAGGCGGCGTACATAAGAAGAAAAAAGCTGACGTAAACAAAAAGGTTGATCCAACAGCCGATAAAGTTGCACCAGCACCAATGCAAGCGGAAGAATCAGAAGTAGACTCTGATGAAATCGTAGAAGAAGTAATTGAAGTAGCAGAGTCAATCGCGACTATTTTCGAAGGCATGGATTTGTCTGAAGAATTTACAGCTAAAGCAACTATGGTATTCGAAGCTGCGGTTAACGAAGCGGCAACAGCCAAGGCTGACGCTATCATCGTTGAGAAAACAGAAGTTCTAGAAACATCAATGCAAACTGCGCTTGATGAATCAGTTGAACAGATGTTAGAAAATCTTGACTCATATCTTGACTACGTTGTAGAAGAGTGGATGTCAGAGAACGAAATTGCTATTGAAGCCGGTATTAAGGTAGAGATGGCGGAGTCGTTAATGGACGGTCTTAAAGGCCTATTCGAAGAGCACAACATTGATGTTGATGAGGAAACTCTAGACGTCGTTGCTGGACTTGAAGAAGAAATTGAAACATTAAAAGCAGACGCTAATAAAGCGATTGTTGAGAATGTTGAGCTCAAAAAAGCAGCTGATGCACAAACAGCGGCTGGCGTTTTTGCTGAAATGACTGAAGGTCTTACACTTGTAGAACAAGAAAGATTTAAAGTATTATCAGAAAAGCTTGCTTTCGATAATGTTGACAGCTACAAATCAGACCTTGCAACACTAAAGGAATCGTTCTTCAAAAAAGCGAAACCAGTAGTTGAGGAAGTCACTGAAGAAGAAGCAATTATCACAGAGGACACAGAAGTGAAACAACCACTTTCTGAGCACTCAACGATCAATGCTCTTTTAGCAGATTTGAACCGTAACTAAGTAACCCAATGAAAAACCTAACTTTTATAAATATATCCAGAATAAATCAACAAGGAGATAGAATCTAATGACTCAGTCAAACTATCAAGCATTAGTTGAAAAATGGGGTCCAATCTTGGAGCATTCCTCTTTTTCTGCTATTACAGACAACCACAAGAAATCTGTCACAGCGACAATTCTTGAAAACACAGAAAAAGCTTTAGCAGAGTCAGGCGACTTATCTGCTAACATGACAGGCTTGCTTTCTGAAACAGCTGCGAACGATGTAGGCACAGGCGGTTTCGCTTCTACTTCTGCTGCTGGCGGACCAACAGCTGGTTACGACCCAGTACTTATCTCATTAGTACGTCGTGCAATGCCAAACTTGATCGCATACGATATTGCTGGCGTTCAGCCAATGACAGGCCCAACAGGCTTGATCTTCGCAATGCGTTCAACACATACTAACCAAACTGCTGCTAACGAAGTATTCTACAACGAAGCAGATACTTCATTCTCTGGTGCAGGTACTCACTCTGCAAACGCTCCAGGTCAAGCATCAGTAACAACTGGTACTGGTATGGATACAGCCGATGCTGAAGCACTTGGTTCAACTGGCGACGCATTTGCTGAAATGGCTTTCTCAATCGAAAAAGTTACAGTAGCTGCTAAGTCAAGAGCTTTAAAAGCTGAATACACAACAGAGCTTGCTCAGGATCTTAAAGCCGTACACGGTTTGGATGCTGAAACAGAACTAGCGAACATTCTACAGTCTGAAATCCTAGTAGAAATCAACCGTGAATTAGTTCGTACAATCTACACTAACGCGGTACAAGGCGCGAGCGCAACGGCAACTCCGGGCACATTCGACTTAGATGTTGATGCTAACGGTCGTTGGTCAGTAGAGAAGTTCAAAGGTCTTATGTTCCAAATCGAGCAAGAAGCTAACGCGATTGCTAAAGGCACAAGACGTGGTAAAGGTAACATGGTTATCTGTTCATCTGATGTTGCTTCTGCACTTCAAATGGCAGGTGTCCTAGATTACACACCAGCTCTTAACTCTAACTCACTAAACGTTGATGATACAGGCAACACATTTGCTGGTGTTCTTAACGGACGTTACAAAGTGTATATCGACCCATATGCAGGCGCTAACTACATGGTAGTAGGATATAAAGGTTCATCATCTTTCGATGCTGGTCTATTCTATTGTCCATATGTGCCATTACAAATGGTTCGTGCAGTTGGTGAGAATTCTTTCCAACCAAAAATCGGCTTTAAAACTCGTTACGGAATGGTTTCAAACCCATTTGCAAAAGGTGCAACTCAAGGTACACCTCCGGGCGAACTAGAAGCAGACACAAACGTTTACTACCGTCGTGTAATTGTAAACAACTTGTTCTAAAAGCAAGATATCGGTTAACGATACTAACTGGGGAAGCTTTCGGGCTTCCCTTTTTTTATGCGAGATAGTCTGGGAGATATGACGCTTTAGACAAAAAGTCATTATATGAATCTTCGACTTTGTCTTGTTTGTAGAATAACCATTTGTGTATTCTCTGCCATATACTCTTTTCTACCATTGGATAACCAAACGAAAATACTATACATTCATAATGAGTATAGTTACGATTAGTTTGTATATTCCAAAATTTAGTAAGTTCTAAATCAGTATATGGTTTTTGTCTGCGTCTTTGTTGTGGTGCTTCGTTATATTTTTGGTCGTCATAAACAATGTGTAACGTTATACCACCTTCAGACCACCAAGGTATTTCATGGCACGGTCTTTCAACAGTGTTTATCGTATTATCGTACCAGTGGATATTACAATTAAGTTTATCTACTGATTCAATAAATTCTTTCTTTTGTTCTTTATTATTGAATACTACTCCAATATACCTATGCTTTGAGTCGTCATGCCCTTGGCAACTAGTAAATGTTAAATAACCTTTCGCGTGCAAAGCAAGTACACCCTCCTTCACACGCGGTTCTAGGTTTTGTTCAATAATATCAGAATATTGGCTTACAAAAGTACTAACGTAATTACCATCTTCATCTTGGAAACAATAAGTTCTTCCGTTGATTAAATGATCGTTACCCTTAACAAACATCGCGTAACGATGCCCATCTTCAGCTGAATTGAGTTGTGGCTCGTTTGATTCTTGCTGTTGATAATAAGGTACTGTAATTTCGTATTGAGGTCGCATTACATTCCTAATGCATCCATGTACAGTTCAGTAATAGCGTTTTCATTATCAACATCGTCACGATTACGTTTACGAATTGAAACGATTTTGCGTAGGATTTTTGCTTCGTATCCACGACCTTTTGCTTCAGACATTACTTCTCTAATTTGGTCAGCAACCGCTGCCTTTTCTTCTTCCAAGGTTTCAATCCGTTCAATAAACGCACGTAATTCGTCCGCTGTTACACTTGCTGTATCATTCATTATGTATTCCTTTTCAATTTGTAGTATTTATTGTAGGTCTGTTTGACCTCGTTTAATTCTGGATGACGATGTATCCATTGCCCTGTTGAGGAATCAAATTGTTCTCGAAAGAACCTATCCATTACCTCGTTACCAGTATCAATAGATGTATCTACTTCCAGACATTTCTTATCAAACTCAGCATCCGACATTATTTCAGAATTTTCAATTTCATAAGCATAAGCGGCTATACTGAGTTTGATGCGAAGGTGCGTCTGCTTTTCGACAGGCGAACCCCATTTAGTAGGTTTATCTTCTTCGTGAAAGAATGATTCTAACGACATTTATAATTTACCGTCTTCTCTCATTTGTTTACGGATTTTAGTAGCCGATATATCATGTATATCTTTACCTAAATCATGTTCAGTAAATGTATATCCAACACCACGGCCATAACTAATATCTACAATGTTTGGCACTTCAAGAATTAAATACTGGTTTCCATTGTAAAAGCCATGTGGGGCTAATCCTTTTTCAATATTAGCAATTACATCAATAATACCAAAAGGATTATCATCTTGTTTGGCAGTACGTCCTGCGCCTGCGTCACCTTCAAAATTAAACACGTCACGGATCATAATAACAACTTGACCTGTAACTGAATGTGCACGTTTAAACAGTTCAGTATGTCCATCGTGCCATGGCTGCCATCTTCCCAACATTTGTACTGTTGGCTTTTTATAATCAAACATCATTAATCCTTATATGTCTTGCGATAGCATCGGCTAAAGCTTCATCTGTGTTATCAAACCATTTTTCTACATGATAATTTACGTTATTAATAAGTGGTGTCTCAAACATTTTATTCGTATCTTTAAATCGACCTTCTTTAATAGTGTCCATCCATACAGTATAGTCAGCATCAAAAATAGCCCTAGTAACTTCAGTTGGACAAACAAAGTCACATATAACTGTACGATCATGATACTTTTCGTGGTTAGCAATAGATGCCATTCGATGTGCTTGACGATATCTTGCTGCTTCAGAAAATTCCCAGTCATTAGCCATACGACGTATTTCGTCTGCATTAAACCAAGCACATTCTAAACGTTTTTGTAATCGTTCGGCTAGCCAAGTTTTACCAGAACCCGGCAAGCCAAAAATCAATATTTTCATTAATTAGTCCTCATCTCCAAGATTAACGTTGGACTCTGTAACGATCAGTGAGCCAACTACAACGAATATATATAAAGAAACTATGCCTGCAAAAAACTGATAACCAGCAGACCAAATTAAATATGTTGATAATGCCATAACTGCGTTATGTAAAAATTTCCAATTAACAGGAATATGGTCAGCATATGATAATTCAACATCCCATGCGGGACTGAGTACTAAGATGCTTACTTTTACAAATTGAAACAGTGCGTATAAGATAGGTAATGCGCTAAGGAGTAAGTAATAGGGATCATCAAAATATTGATAGCCAATAATTCCACCGAGATGAAAGCCAATATAAATTAAAGTATAGTTCATTTGTTATATTCCACGAATAATCATTAAAGGATCTAATGCAATGAGGATTAGACCAAATACTAATCCCCATGCAATAACTTGTGCGTAAAGTTTAAGCATCAGCCATGTCTAATGCGACAGTCAATGCATCAACTTTACGTTTTGCGTTTCCACCAAACCATGCAGAAGCCATACGCGAGTCAGCTGAACGACCTAAGTTATGGTCAGTCATATATGTAACTGCGTTGTAGGCATTCCACCAAGTTCCGGGTGCATATTCGTGCCCAGGTTGATCCTCGACGATAGCCATCGCATCTTTAGCAGTACGAGCCAAAGTTTCTTTTTCCTTTGTGGATTTTCCAAACACAACACCAAAGAACTCAGTAAGTTTCTCATCAGTGTAACGTTTTGAACCAAGAAACTCTGCGGCATTTTTGAATTCCTCAACTTTATTGTGACCAATACCAAGGATTTCTTTTACACTTGCTGGATCAAACACTGAACGATGATTTACACGTACAGATGGTTGACCTTTTTCATGTAAAGCCACTGCTAATGTGTTGTTACAAACTACACGTTCCATAACAAATTTGATGTCAATGGATTTACCATAGATATGTGGATTAGAAAATAGTAGGTAACCTTTTACCTCATCTCCACCAAATAGTTCAAAACCATCTTGTACATCTGCTAATGCCCATACCAAACGTCCATCTTTAAGAGAACCTGCGGTATCCATTTGCATATCGCCACTTGATACGAATTCAGTAAAAAAGTCAAATGCATCAGCATTTTGAACAGGGTTCCAACCTTTACCAACTTGTGTTAGTACTTTTCCGTCAGTTGAACGAATAAGCGCTTTTTGACCAGTTGCTACAACATCGCCTTTCCAACGTGCAAAGCATTCTGATTCTTCAACTTCCCAGTCAAGACCAGCAGCTTTCATCATTTCTTGTGGTGACATATCGTCTGATACCGGTGTACCAAGACCATGCCAAGGTAGACCTTTACTTGCGCGGTAAGCCATCTGAGCTTGACCGTTAACCATTTCTAGTTCGTGAGACATTTCATTTCCTTTTCATTTTGTATATAACTAATATAACTGATTCTATTGAGAATGTCAATAGTTGTTTTCATTTTATTATCTAACTTCGTAACCAAGAACGTCTGCGACAAAATCTTTACCAAGATCGTTTGCAAATGCCACGATTAATTCTTCACGTGGTGCAGTGTCCATTTCATCAATATGTTTTGCTAATTTTTGAGGATCGGCTGCTTCATAAAGTGCGATAGCAGTGTCAACATCGTTTACATCGTCAATGTACAAGTTATGGAACTCGCCATAATTTCCAGCCAACTCAATAAGTTCGGCTTTAACAGCTTTTACGTTTGATAAGATTTCGTAGTTTAACATTTTAGTATTCCTTTATTTGTTGATTCTAATATACCAAATAAAATAGTAAATGTCAATAGTTAATTTCATTTCATACGAAATTAATGTACGGTTTGATTTGGCATTGGTAATGAGTCAATCATTTCCGTACCGTGATCTCCGTAACCAGATCTACATATGTCGTATATAGTAACAAATGAAGAATCAGAATAAGACTCTATTTCAGCAACGAAACAATGCTTTAAATGTGGTCTAATAAATTTGTGCATATATTCAAATGCTTCTCTGCGCGTCTTCCAAGAAACCGCTTGTGTTAACTCTAAAAAGTTATGTGCAGAAAACAACATTCCTACTCCACCCATTTCCTCATCGTTTCGTGTACCTAAAAATACACCGTCGTCTGGATCAATTATTATGTACTTCAAGTGGATACCCTTTAAACCCTTCCCACCAATATGGTGCTATTCTACCTTTTTGCCATACCGCGAATTCCTTAGCAGCATGATAATAATTACGATATGCCTGTACTGGATTACCTTCAACTTTACATTCTGGATAGTGGTTCATAGCTTGAGGGAACTCAGTCAAACCAATGTCTGGTATGTTTGTAGGAGGTGTAGAAAGGATATCTTTTAATTTGTTTATAGTCATATGAGTCTTTTTATACCTTAGTTGGAACTCATCAGAAAGCCCTAAAAGGTGCTCGTAGTGCCATATATAATTGGCCTTAGATGCCATCGTCCATACCGTACATGGATGTGCGTGATGAACAGCTTTATATAGTATTTCTTCCATGTTTCCACTGTTGTGAACATAGTATTTTACCATACGTTTGCCAGATTTTGAAGGTCGTTTTTCCATATAACCATCAAGCATACGATGTGCAGTGGACAACATTTGACCTGCCTCAACTATCATTTTTGAGCAGTGCTTGTCACACATCATTTGAGCCGCTTCGCGCGGCTCTTCTGATAAGACGAATATATTCATATTACTTTCCCATTATTTTATCATGCCATTCAGGGTTTTTGTTAGCAAGAATTGCGTGAGGAGTCATACCAAACAAGTAAGCATTTGCGTAATCTTCAACTGTGTGATTAGCAATAAGTTCTTTAAGAAACTTTGCTTTTGTAATCGGTCCTTTATATTTAAACCGAGCGATGAAAAGATCCTTACCTTTTCCAACGTTTGAAGGATGGATGCGAGGATGTGCTTCCCATACTGGACGACCTTCATAATCGCCTTGGTACATTAAGTATCCACCGTGGTAGCTGAACTTTGTTTTGTCAAATTTTGTCATAATATAGTTTCCTTATTGATTGATTCTAATATAACCAATTTCATAACGAATGTCAATAGTTAATTTTATTTATTTCCAAGAAGCTTCAAGTGCTTCAAAATTTGACAACATATCTTTCTTTTCTATCAGTAGTTTTTCCAAACTATGAAGGGCAGCAAATTTCTCATCAGCCGCCCCTTCGTTAATTGCTATTAACGCATTTTCAATAACTTTTATATCGTGTGCTACTTCAACCATTTTGATTCTCCTTTAATTTAGAATCAATATATCACAGTTTATAGCAGATGTCAATCTATACTACGCGTGGTTCTTGTGGTTCTTTAAAATGAATTCCAATCATGTCTAATACGTCTTGGTATTTTGCCATTTCTAAGATTTCTAATTCCATTGCTTCAAACACATCAGGATGTTCGCCAATACCTGCAGGGTTTGCAAGATATACTTCGACATTCATTTTATGTTTATCAATGTGACCTTGTGCATGTGAACGCATAGCTTCCAACATTTTGTTTCTATCAATCATATTATATTCCTTTTTGCTTTTTATATTCTTTACGTACTTTTAAGAAGTGTTCTAAATAATCATACGTGTTTACTTTAAAAACTTGAGGCTCTGAACCATCCACGGTAATCAGAATCACACCTTGTTTAATTGGTATGCCGGTTCGTTCATAAAACGCTGCGGCATAAAAGGATGCTTGGATAAAATAACTTGTAATCCATTCTTCCTTTTTTGGTTTGCGAGATGTTTTAAAATCAACGATAGATAGTTGACCATCAAACTCTGCAATACAATCTACTTGTCCCGCACACTTAAGGCGATCACTATATAGAAATTCT